TTTGGTCAGTTGACAACTTTGAGTTGAACCCCTTCGCAAATCCCTATCTTGAGCAACTTATTGCCGATGTCGAGGCAATTATTGATGCTGCAAGAAAGGGTATTCGTCTTCTACACATTTGTACTGACTTTCTCAAAGATGAATTAAGACCGTTGAAGAAGGTAGCAGACATCGCTACACGAGTCATTTCAGGCACTGAGCTTGACTACACTATTGCAGTGCGTATGTACTTTGGTGCTTTTCTTGCCGCTATGTTTGACGCAAACGTAACGAATGGTATGGCACCTGGTATTAATCACTACAAAGATTGGCACAAGCTTGTTGAACACCTGATTCATGATGGTAAGCAGGATGTCTTTGATGGAGATTTCTCCCGATTTGACGCCAGTGAGCAACCATGGGTTCATGTTGCTATCCTTAAGTACGTGAACAAATGGTATGCACACAACAATCCTGCATGGCGAGAGTCTGATGATCGCGTCCGTGAGATCCTATGGTTAGATCTCATTCACTCACGTCATATCTCCGGTACAGGAAGTTCGCTTCAGTATCTTGTTCAATGGAACAAGTCACTTCCAAGTGGACATCCTCTTACAACCATGGTTAATTCCATGTATTCCCTTATCACTCTCACTGGTTGCTATATCAAAACTACAGGTGACATTACTGACATGTGGAAACATGCTAGTTTATGCACCTTTGGTGATGATAATGTTAACTCAGTTGATGAGTTTGTCCGAGACAAGTTTAACCAAGTCACAGTTGCTTCACACATGCAAGAGTTGTTTGGACTCACTTACACCCCTGGTAACAAGGGTGGACAGTTGGTTCCATACACAACCATCGACCAGGTCACTTTCTTGAAGCGCAGTTTCATTCCCGATGATATGGCCGCAAACAGGCTCTTAGGAGCTGAAGGTTTGAATGTGGGTTGGGTTGGTCCTCTCGCTAGAGAGAGCTGGCTTTATGAACCCTATTGGTACAAAAATACACGAAATCCCACTGCAGACATGGTTACACGCATCGAGCATTGCTTATGTGAGATTTCATTACATCCTGAATCTGTATGGGACGAGATCTTTCCTAAAATTTCCGCTTGGTGCACACGTCCTAATGTGCCCCTGAAATTTACAAGTCGAGCAGCGACTCGCACACACGTACTATCTAGAATGGACGTGTGGTTCTAATGTGCGGGTAAATAATTGAAGGTCACGGCCCACACATAGAAGGAAACTACTCATCCAAGAGAGGATGACCTTCCTGTGTGTCTACTTGAGCAGTGGCACACTCGTAAATAGCTCTCTAAAACACAAAACGAACCAACAGATTTAGAAAATTGTTCTGAGATTCATGGTATTACAAAAGATTCCGTTCCAATTCTCACTGGGTTGGCTGATTTTGCTGATGAAGCAGGAGAATGTGCAACCCTTCCATATGAGCCAGTGTACTACGGCATTCATTCTGGGTCGAGTGTAGCTAACATAACTTCCTATCTCTCCCGACCTGTTTTGATTGCCTCAGGTACATTAGGCTCAACGCCTGGAAATGTTTATAGATATGGTTTTTCTGATACAGGAGCTTGGAGGAATTTATTTCTCCCATCCAATTGGGATCGTATGTTAGGTGCTGTGGGTATGAGATGCACTCTTAAGTTCACAGTTACCTTATCTGCAAGTGCCTTTAATCAGGGCGTTGTAGCTCTAGCATTTCAATATGGTACAAATACTTCATTCAATAGTGATAGGTCGCGCTATTTTCCTTTCGTAACAAATTTGCCACATGTAAAGG